CTGCATCTGCAAGTCAGCAGCGCGATTAGCAGCGTCAGCTTGTGTGCTGGCAGCTTTCTTAGATGCGCTAGAACCTAGTAACGCGCTACCGATAATTGCGGCTGGTATCATCCATGCGGCCATAATTGTTCCCCTTAAGTCACTTCGCGCCCACTGACGCGCATGTTGATGGCGCTAGCCGTACCAGCAATCGTGCTGATAAAATCGCCTGCGCCCAGCACCTGTCCGACCAACTCAGGAAACGTATAGACCTCAGACGCCTGTAGCGTCTTGGTCTTCGTAATTAAGTTAGTGTTACCTGCTGATCCTGCTGCTGTGACAAGATTGACGCTAATCGTGGCAGCGCTGGCGCTGTAGTTGGTCGCCGTAAACTTGTCAATAATAGCCGTCACACCTGTTGCGGTGTACTGCGTAGTTTGTGATGATTCGACCGTCTTGGCCGGAACAAGCACTTTAACGGTAACTGCCATTATTGAACCCCTTCAATGTTGTTACTGACAGTAAGAATAATGCTTGGCACAGCCGGATAAAACGCAGAAGATGCAAACGATGTCAGTTGCACCGTTACATCATCAACCGCGTACATGACTTCAACGTAATCGCCAGCATTAAGTTTAAAAAAGTACCCAATAGTAGCAAGTTGTTCGTTGTTATTGCCTTGCAATCGTAGTTGACTGTTGCTGTTAGGTACATCAACGCCGTTAATTCGGGGCCATATCCAGATAAGACCTACACCACCAGTCGTCTTATCCAGTTGAATACTGAACAAAAAGTTATAAATGCCACGCTCATCGACGTAAACTCTTGACGTTGGCGATCCAATATAGACGCCGTTGCTGACGTCAGTGGTGTCGAACGTAACCGCGTAAGGCGTATTGATCGCAGCCGGTATCTGTGAGGTAGTGTCAAGAAACTGGCCGTACCGCGAACGCTTGAACTCTCGTGGTGGCGGCGTGACTTGCAACGCTTGGATCTGACTTTGCAGTTGAGCAATGTCGTTAATTAAACTGTTTGGCTGTGTCTCTAAGTTCTGACGCAGCGCATCAATTTGCTGTTGCAATGACCCAAGCTCGCTAGGTGGCTGGGTTTGCACCTCTTGCGCCAACGTCTGAAGCGCAGCGTCATACGAAGCGATAAGCGACTCTAGCCCCAGGCTAGCGATACCATCGTTAGCTGCAACATCGGCAACGCGGTACAACGACAAGAAGAACTGATACCAGGCGCGGTCGATCAACCCTGTGCGTGCGTCGATGAACGGCACACGCGGCGGCGTGATCGGCGTCGGGGTGGCGCTAGGATTAGGCATTGGTAGGACTGATCAAAAGTTCTGCGCCCATCAGCGCTGTCTTTACAGGGTCAGTCATCGACAACTCGTACACCCGATCGCGCAACTGTAGCGTCATACCCAGCCTACGGAACCATACGCGTCGGTAATATTCGCCTATCTTGCCAATCGATGCTGTGCGATAGTTGGACCACGTATGCCCGCCATCGTCTGACCAGCGCAGCATGACCTCGGGGTCAGCGCCTTGTACGCCCGCCATTTCTTCTTCGATGAAATATGCGCCGTCTTCAGACACTAAAAAGTAGTCGTTAGTCTCGATAATGTCTGTCGTTAGGTAGATCGACTCTACAGACGTGTCTTCGTCAATCAGCGAATCGCCACCCTCAGACAACAAGAAATAGTTGATGGGTTCTGTGACATCCGTGGTCAGGTAGCTGTCTTGCAAAGGTATACCGTTCAGACCAACGCCTGACTCGATGTCGATCTGCATCGAATGCTGCGCGGTGCGCTTGAGGTTGTTCTGACCGGTGGGCAGCGCCCGCCACGACCGCAGCCACTTTTGCGTCTGACCGTTGTCAGCGTAAGTATTTAAGTCGAGCGCGTAGATATTGCCGTTTTCATAGTCGCCAACGACAATTTTATTGTTGAACGCCATCTGGCAATTGCTGCGGTGCCGCGTAAACAATCCGTTATCCCAACCAGCACGTTCATGCCATGCGCCTGTAGCGACGTCGTAAACCCAAGTTGCGTTACCACTAGGGAACGTTAGGACGTAAAAACTATGGCCGTCTTGCTGATAGGTGTAGGCAATCGCGTCGGTTAGTGTGCTGTACTGCTGAATCTGCCATTCGACGGCGTGCGTACTGATGCGCTGTCCGGTGTAGCCGTTAGCGCGGTAGACAATACCTTGCCCACGAGCGTCTGCGCCAAGCCAAAACAGCCCGTTATCCATCTTGGCAATCGTGTACGCGGAGATGCACCCGATCTCATTAAACGCGCCTTGGATGCGCTGAAGCGGAAAGTCAGACGACCCTGTGTCGTACCAGACCTCAACCGTTCCTGTACCGTACACCCATACTTCGCGGTGATCGACAATAAGGCCAACCACGCCATCAGGCGAGCCTTCTGCGCTAGCAAAGTCAAGCGGGTCGATGGACGTGCCATCAAGCAGTTGCGTGACCCAGATGCGCTGGCTATTAGGCTCATTAAAGACAAAGTAGCCATCAAGGTAGCCAACCGTCACCGCGCCAGGAAAATCTTCGTCCAGTATTTGCGCGAACGTGTTGGTAAGGTTGTTGTAGATGTAGCTTGGCCCGTTAGCCGCGATGAAAACTTGCGTACCGTTATCAGCAATACTGACCGGCCCAGTGCCTGCTATAACGCCAAGCAACGTCGGTGCGTAACTGGTTGTGATTTTGTACAGCGAATTGCCGGATACTACAAACGCAACGCTGCTGTCAGACGAGAAGGTCCATAGACCTCTGATCGGTCCTGTACCTATGGTTGCAAGTTTTAACAGCCCAGGACAGCGCTGAAGAAACGCGGGTTCTTTGCCACCCTCGGGCACAACTTCCGGGAACAAATTGACCATCCTCGCATCGGCTGCGTTGACGGACCGTGCAACGTAGGACGAGCCTAGGATCGGCGTTTTCATTAGAAGTTGTTAGCGTAGATGTTGTACCGTTGACGCGTTGCAACAATCGGGTATGGAATAGCCATAAGATCGCCGGGGAAGTTGATACGCTTGAGGTTGCGCTTGCTTGTCATCGCAATGCGCTGCACTTGAGGCGATGGCTCAACACCAAACTCAGGTGCTAACTCACAGGCTAAGTTGTAACGAAACGCACGCAGATAGCCTGGCGGGAAATACAGGTCTGTGGCGACGCTTGTGACTTCGTTAAGCGTCTCGACCGAGATGATGTGCCACTCTAGCGCCTTGATGGGCACGGGATAAACAGTAATTTCCATGTCAGGAAACGTATTGTTTATCCACATAACTTGCGGGTACGTTGACGTTACTGTCTTAAACGCAATACCGTCGTACTGCTGTTGGTTAATAATTTTAATGCCAAACGACAACCCAGATGATGGGTCTTTGAAGTATGTCGCGTCATCTACTTCAATCGGTCTGTTACCTACAAAATCACCTGTAGGGCCGATTGTGCGCGACATAGTGTACGCAGGCCATGTAAATACCTGATCCTGTGTGCTGAACACTGACAGACGTTCCGTATCCCAAGACTGAATCATCTGGTTCATCGCCATGATGGAGTCTTGCATAACAGCCGCAGATGGCGTTTCACCTTCCGCTAATACGCCAAGGAGTCTAAGCGACCCGTCAATGAGTTCAGCAGCAGTGGTCATAGTTCGGCCTCCTGAGTCCTACGACTGCGACGACGAGGTTGGAGTTCGTTAACAGGTTTAAGTTCGTCTAGCGCAGCATCAACAGTCAAATTGTTGGGGTCGTAATCTTCCCAACCGTTCTCTCTGTCGCGGTCAGCTTCCATTTCAGATGTCGCAACTTTGGCGCCATGCGTAGCGTGGCAAAGATAAATGACGGCCATAATTCTATCTTTTAAAAATAGGGGGCGAACCCCCTATTGGTTACGCAATGCGATAAGCCGTCCAAGTACCAGTACCGGTCTTGCGTGCTAGCCACTGCGAAGACGTGTTAGCCGATACCGCAGCGGTACCAACAATCGTCCAGCCTGTACCTGCGGTTACGGTCACAGCGTCAGCACTATCAATGTTGACGACTGCAAACGTGAACGCAGCGTTGACCTTAGCTGCCGAAGAAATTTCATCTTCGAGCAACGCAACGGTCGGCAACGTCATAGCACCAGCGGTGCCATCAAACGTAAACAGACCATTAGCCAGTTGCGCGGCGGTGACCGTTGCTGCGCCGGTTAGCGCAGTGGGTGCACCCTGGACAAACAACAAAGCCTCGCCGGTATTACCGTCGTTGTACTGATAGCCACCAGCACCGTTAGGAATTGCCATGATAGATCCTTTCAAAAAATAATTTGGTAGGGGGCCGAAGCCCCCTTATTGATTAGCCCCAGAGACGAACGCCCATTTGAGGACGGATTACGCTGTAGCCGTACAGCACGTCGATACGGCAGGGCATACGGTCGTTGTTGATGTCGTACTGGCGGACAATACGCATCGAAATACCGTTATGAACCTGACGCGACGCCATATCAACGCCTTGCGGCATCATTAGATCGGCGGTAGCAAACGTGATTGCATCTTTGTGGTAGACCAAGTTTTGTGGGTACTGCGATGAAGCTGCACCGACAAACACAACAGCCTTGCTGGTAGCGGGGAGGCTATCCACGGTAGCTAAAGCATTAGACGCGGAATACATTGGAGCAACAGTGATGTTGCCCGCGCCAGAGCCGTTCAGCGTGACGTCAACCGTCGCAACGAATTGGAACAGCGATCCAGTGGACTCGCGTGTCTGTGGGTTAACTGCATAGCAATCAGCCACGGTAAACACATCGCCAGCCTTAACCGTCGCGTTAGCACCAGCGCCTGTGATGGCGATAGTGGTTGCGCCTTCGCTTGTCACAGCAGCCGAGGTTGTGCCGCCGGTCGCTGTACGCGAGCCAGTGGTGAACTGCTTGATCGACTGAGACATATTGATTTCTTCAAACCCAAGAACGCCCATACCCATCATGCCGTTTTTGAACTGACGGCTGATCGTATCAGTCGGGTTAAAAAGACCTTTCAAACCTTCAACCAAACCAGCGTTAGCGGCTGGGTTGACTGTGGCGTAACGGGGCGACATGACCGCAGCGTTCTCGTTGAGCTTTTGCTGTGCTTGCAACAGAACCAGCGATGTAGCAGGCGTCGTACCAGGCGTACCAACGGTGTTACCGATGTATTTGTACGAGTTTGCAACGTCAGCGTCGATGCTGGCAGCAAGCTGGCTAATACGAGGCTTAAGCACGCGCTCTGCAAAATCGTCCAACTGCAACGTCAATTCAGCAGATGTGAAGTTAACGCCGATGTGCTTCTGCGAAGCAACAGTCAACGTGGTGTACTGCTCGTTGTCGCTCTGAACTTGCAGCGCGGCACCGTCGGTAACCAAAGCGCGATCCGGGAGGCGGATACGCAGGGTTGAACCAATCTTAGCGCCTTCGACAGCAAAACTGTCGTCGTACTGACGGTTTACGTTACGGGTTAAGACAAGATTATTCTCAAGGATTTCAAGCGCCTTGCGGGTAATCATGTCAATGGTAAGTAGGCTATTTGCCATGACAATTCCTTTTTAAAAAGTTAGCGGACTCGGTTCTGAGCTTCCCATTTCTTAATCTGCCTTTGACGCTCGGCTTCTATCCACTCTGACGTTGACATTTCCTTTATCGAACGCGGGTCAGTCGTGTCTAAAACTCTTGCGTTGCCACCCCGAGGAGTGACAGGCTGAATCGGCGCTGGGGCACTCGACGATTTTTTAACAGGAGGATTTTCACTTAACTTAGCTTCGATCTTCCCAATCTCTTTTGCCTGCAAAAAAGGCGACAACTTGGCAATACGATCAGCTTCTTTTGGATTAGATCCAAGGTAATACGCCACCTCGGGGCCAATATCAGAGGCTTGAATCGTCTCGGCCATCACTGTCGTGATTGGAAGACGGGGGTTGTACGCGACTTGTTCAAAGTCTTCGTACTTAGACCGCGCTTCTTCTTCGCGTTCGTGATAGACCTCAAGAACTTCGGCACGCTGTCGTTCTGCTTCACGTCGTGCAAGTAACTCTGCTGCCTTCCGTTCGGCTAACGCTTCCGCGTAGTCTTCGGTCGATGCAAAACTATCTTGCGTCGGTAAATCACCAGACGGCACATTGGGCGTTGCGGCCCTCAGCTTCTGCTCTCGTTCCCACTTGCGTTGCTCTCTTGCAAGGCGTTTGCTGATCATCGCATCTATTTCAGCCTGGGTGTAACGCTTTTCCTCAGTCTGTTCCGACGCTTGTTCAGCTGTTTCCGGCGCATTTTGTGCACTTTCCGTGGTGGCCGTCACCTCGGGTGCTGGCGCGGATTCTACTTCCGCTAAGGCTTCTTGAACTTGCTCAGTCATTTTCGTTCCAAAGGAACCCTGGTCTACCGGGCCAGTACGGGTAATTAAACTTAAGTCTGGGGCAATCTTACATTAACTGTCAACTAAAACTTAATAGGCTGGCGAAATCAAACTTTTCTGCGACTGCACATAGAAGTTACCAGCAGCTAACGTAACACTGCCGCCCGTGTTGTTGGACAAAATTAACGTGGTTGCGTTGGTTGCATTGACGTAACCGAATACCGTAACGCCCTGCAAATCCTTATCATATGCCGCAGTAACCATGTCACCTAGCGCAGCGCCAGGCGTTGTGATGTTGACCGTCGTACGAGCGCCGTTAGCAATCGTTGTCGATCCGTACGCTTGCGTACCGTACGCTACGGGACCTTGATAGCTAGTGGTTGTCGATAAAACGCTTACGTTGCCGGTTTTATTGGTGGCAAACTGATTGCCTGTAACCATTAGACCTTCCAACAGCGCACTCTGTTCGACGTAACCATACGTCTGCGTACCGCCTGCACCGTTGGAGTCGTAGCACAAATTACCACTAAACAACGAGTAGTTAGCGTTGTATGTTGCAGTGCCGTATCTTGCGACAATACCTGGTGAATTAGCGGTTTTTCCGTTGTTAAAGCAGTAGTTGTTGGCGCAAATACTGTTCTTACCGCCTTGGTCAATGCCACTGCCAGCGTTGTCGATGCAATAGTTACCCGAGATAATAGACAGCGCGGCCCAGTTTTCGATGCCTTGGCACACGTTTAAGTTAACGTCAGTACCTACTGAATCGCCACAGTAGTTATTTAGGATCTGCAAGGATTTGCAGTTGGGGTCTTGCTCAGTCGTAATACCGCCACCAAACCGCCATCCTGATATGTAGTTGTTTGCAATCGTGCTTGACGACATCGACACATTCATGGCGCTGTTCAACATGATGTTGTTCGATATAGTCGATTGCGTCACAACACCTGCCGACGTGGATACTAAAATTGCTTGGTTCTGCGTATTAACTGCCGTGTTTCGTTTGATGTAGTTGCCGTCAAACAAGTAGCGCGAGCCACCGTTTGCTATCAAACCAAACCGGTCCATGTTGACAAAACGGCAATTCAACACTTTAACGTCAGTGCAAAGCTGGAAGGCAACCAAACCAATGTTGGTAGCAACTGTATAGCTGCCGCCGTCAAAAGTAAGACCTTCAATGACAACATTTGTTTTAGACGCACCAAACAACAAATCGGTCGTCGGCGTCGTAGCGCAAGTAATAGTAGCGTTGTAACCAAGCAAGGTGATGTTTGACACCAAGTTGATTTGAGTGCTTACCACGTAAGTACCGCTAGGAAAGTAAAGCGTCTTGCCTGCTGATTGTGTAATAGCGGTCTGAATGGCCGTTGTGTCATTAGCCACCCCGTCACCCACAGCGCCAAAATCTTTGACGCTAACAGTCTGCGCCAACTTGTTTGAGACGTTGGTGGCGGAACTGCTTGTAAACGGCGGCGTGTACGATATTTGAGTCGCAGTGCCATACGATGACCCGTTGATCTCAGAGTTCGTAAACTTGACTTTTTGCCCTGCCGTCAAACCCGTGTTAAACGTTACAACTGTACTGCTTGTTTCTGTGTAGGCGTACTGCGCCCCTGGCCCGTACTGGTTAATACCATCAACAAACACTGATAAGCTGTTTGTACCGGGGGCGTACTGCATCGTGGTCAGCGTGAACACTGTCTGACCGGACGTCGCAGTTTGGATCTCTTGGCTGTTGGTGTAATTCAAATAATTTGAATTGATGCCAGTCAAATTATCGTACGTTCCAATCAGCGCACCAGCACTGTCACGCAACACAAACTTGTAGCTAAGGCCATCCGATAGCCAGATCTCGCCCGATGAGACGCGCCCTGCTGCGTCCAGCACGATTGGGTTTGTGTGCGCCGTTGAACCTGCTGACGAAGTATAGGTGGCTTGAGGTGTTGTGGTGCCCGCGGCGTATGAGTAGAGTAACCCGCCCGTCAAAGGGTTGCCGCTGCTATCAAAAAACTGTGCTGCCGCGCCACCAAGCGCTGAAATAAAGACGGACATGGTTGAATCCTTATTGTAGCTCCAGCCTAGAGTCTTGATATGCTGCAATGACTTCGGGAGTCCAAACAGCATTACATACCGCTTGAACGCGAGCGTCTTGACCCACAAGACTTTGGCCTGGAGCCAGCGACGAACGATGGTAAGAACGTGAAATTTCTTCGTCATTTTCAACAATCTTTGTGACTTGCCGAATAAGAACGCCACCGTTTTCTAGAATTTCAATTTTGTCAACACTTATCTGTTTATCAATCATAGTAGCCTCATGTGTTAGTGAAATAAAAGCCACTTCCATCTATGCTAGTTGTAGAAGTAAGATTAACCCCGGTGATAAATCCATACGTCAATGCGTTGGGAGCAGTTTTGTACCATACGGAAATTGAGCCTGTTGCAGCAGTAATAGAAAGGGTCAAAAAACTACCAAATGAGGGGGAATTTGTCGAAAAATTACTTGCGGAACCATACACTACTTGCATAGCTTGATAAGGTCTGCTTGATGTTGGTATATAGGGTAAACCTTCAATATAAATATCTTGTACAGGAGACCCGACTACTACTAATGAAGTTAAAGATATTTGAAAAGAAACAAATACAACTGCACCAATTTTTCGATATAAACCTTTTGTAGCTATAGTGTTATACGTTGGCGTTAAACCACCGCTAATTATATCTCCGCTTGCAAAAACTGGCGTCCAAGTACCTTCTTCATAGTCATCAAGCGTATTGGCGTCTGCCGATGAAACTTGAATTGCGGGAAATGTAAGTCCGTTGGCTGTAAGAAAACCTGCATCCGTCACACCAGCCGTTGACTTTTGTATTAATTTACCTGACGTACCATCAAACCGTACGATAGCATTATCCGTGGAAATCGTATCAGCGCCAATGACGTCACCGTAATCAACACCTGGCACAGCCGCAGCAATAACGCCTGAACTTGCTTTTAGTATGCCAGTTGTTGACGCTGCTTGTATGCTGTCGCCTGACGTGCCCGCAAATAAAGCAATCTGATTATTTACTGACGACACTGGCCCTTCAACACCGCCGGCAAGGTCTGCAATACTTCCGGCAGTGATCTTGTAGCTTGTGCCGCTGCGAGCAATAGGTATTTCATCGCCTGACTGTGCCGGATTACCGCTTGGCAACGCCGATATTTTGATGGTTGACATGGTTAGTCCTTAAGCCGTTAACGCAGCAACTTTATCTTGGAAATTTTTGATGCGAATTTCTAGCGCTGCTTTTTGGTTGTTAAGCGCTTCTTGCTCAACCGCTAACGCTTTTTGAGCTGTTAGTAGCGCAACCTCATTGTCTTCTAAATTTTTTTCACGCGCAGTAACTATTTTTTCCCTAGCCGCAACAGCTTTCTCTCTGCTGGTTATTTCATTAACCGTGGCGGCGGCGTCGCTAGTAACTTTCTGCGCTTTTTCAACAGCCTCTGCTAAAACGCGTTTGGCAGACTCTTGATCATACTTAGCGTCGTTTCGTATCGATTCAGCCTCTTTTTGAGCATCTTCAAGCTCTTTAGCTGCTTTTTTACGATCAGCCACGGCATCTTCGGCAGCAGTTAAAGCGCCCTGACGGATGGCTAGCTCATCGCGCAAAACAGCCATTTGCGCCAAATCTTTAGGAAACTGCGTCGTAAAGTAGTCAACGTAATTCATCGCCGGAGCGTCGTTTGAAATATTCATGTTGACCTCATCAAGAATAGTAGGTAATGTTCAATTTAGCGCCAGCGGATTGTTCAATAAATTTAATTTGATTGATGTCGCCGTCGTATTGTAAAGTGACGCCTGCCGCTAAAGGCATACCCACTGTTGCTGTTGGGGCCACACCATCATCGCGCCACCGTACAGCTTGCGACTCGGGGGTAATAATAGCAATCCTGGGTGACCCCGCCAAGCCTGCTATATCTTTTTGAGGTACGGTCAACGCCGTAGCAGAACTCAAACTTGTGATCTGCTGATAGCCAAGTACCGAAGTAATTGCCTTAAGATTGATTGCCATCAAAATCTCCTTCGTTCAGTAAACGATCTTAGCTTAATAACTAGCTGTTCGGCAAACTCAAATGTGCCGAATTGATCTGTACCTGTCGCCGATTCTGCAATAACACCTTGCAGGGTTGCTGGAATGGATACTTGGTCAGTCGCAGTTAATATTTCTAATACTACACTCTGAAGATTCATTAGTGTAGTGAGTTGGTCTGAGCTGGTTGCAAGTTCGGCAACAGCTGCTTGGTAGGCTTGAGCCGCAGAAAAATCATCAAAAACCGCTGCAAATTCGCTGATGTTTCCAAACTGGTCTTGGCCTTGGTTAACTTGGTCTGTGCCTGTAGCGCTTTCAGAAACTGCACCGCCTAGCGTTAAGTCGGTGTTTAGTGCGTCCGTGCCAGTAGACGTCTCGGTAACGGTTGCCACTAACGTCATGGTTGTGGCTGTAGCGTCGGTTGCTGATGCTGTTTCAGCAATAGCGCTTAAATAGGCAATTAATGAATCTGTTTGGTCTGATGCTGTGGCGCTTTCTGCAACGCTTGACGTAATGATGACATTTGCTGCCGTAGCGTCAGTGGCTGTAGCTGTCTCGTTTAAGGACGTTGATAGTGTAAGCGTAGTTTGGCTAGTATCTGCTGCTGTAGCCGTTTCAGCTATAGCTGAATTGACGGTAAGGTTGGTGTCAACGGCCTCAGAGGCTGTAGCAGTTTCTGCTATATCTTTTTGATATACGTTTCCCCCAGCGACGACAAGTCCTGAGAACGGTACTTCAGAAAATGCCGTTGAGCCGAACATATTAGGTCATTTTATACAGAATCGGCACCAATACTTTGCTGAGGCACAATCCACTGGCATGTCGCTTCATCAAGCGTTGCATCATCACTTGGCTTGGGCGGGATGAAGGCATCACGCGCTGCATCGTAGGTGTAACCCAGACCTGCGTAATTCTTCCGGAAGTTGCCGTTATACGAAGTCTGCTTCCAAGTGCCGCCAAGCAGTCGTTCGCAGAAGGCTGCGCCGATATATTCCTTCTCAACACCGTTAGCGTCTGCTGTGTCTTTGTTATCAACAACGATGACTTGGATGACAACATTGTTCTCGTCGAGCTTTGCGTAGTGAGCCAATTTAAGCCTCCAATTTCAAACCAGTTAAATCCATTTCCTCGCCAACTGTGCCAACGGGAAACGTGTTAAACGATAGTGATATGCGTGTCTGCTCACCCTGAACCGTAGGTACCATGTGCGTTAAGGATGAGGGGAAAAGAATTAACCGGCCAGTGAATGCCTCAAACCACCAGGACTCTGAGTTATACGCATTCCAGTTGTCGGTGGGAAACTTGATCTGCTGCCAGCCGTCTTTGTAAAAGTAAATCCTGTCATCAGGATTGGTCTGCAAGTAAAACACGCCTGAGATGTAGCTATTAGGGTGGGCATGTTTGTGGTGATACTGACCCTGCTCAGAGTAATTGCACCAGCTTTGTGTGATGCGTAGGGATACGTTGTGCTTGGGATTGACCGTGGCTTTGAAGTATTCAGCCACGCTGTCCTCAATGAATGATCGCAGGCTTGTCATGGCCGGATTACGAAGCACGAAGTTATCCGTGGAGGTTGTGTTGCCCATGTTAGGCCGAGTCTCAAGCTCACGCACAAAGAACATCTCCTCGTCCGTGAGTTCACGGCCAAGGTCTGCAAAACCTACAGCGGTGGGAAATAAGTTATGCAGGTTCACCGATAGCCTCTTCAATCATCCTACGCTCACCAGTGATCTTCTCCCAATCCTCATCAAGCCAGATCGTGGGGATGGACTCTTCAAACTCTTTGATCTTTTCCATCACCCAGTAAATCTCTTCCATGCTGGGCTTAGGCCGTGGATCATCCCAACGTGTAATGACGTTATTGGTTATTTCCCACTTGGCATTGGGACGAAGCATGTGCATCGCCGTATCAATGCCATAAAACCTCATGATCTTTTTTTCGCTCATGTGACCTCTTATTGATTGATCTTGATGATGACAATGCCGGAGCCGCCGGAGGCTTGCGTGACTTGTGTGCTTGTGTAGTCACTTCCGCCACCTCCACCACCACCTGTATTAGCGGTGCCGTCAGTGCCTTTTGTTTGGGTTGTAGAAGAACCCGTTGCACCATCGCCACCACCGCCTTTTTGATTTGATGTTGCTGTCCCGCCGCCTAAGCCTGCGGTGCCAGCATTCCCACCCCCGCCGCCACCACCTGCGTAGTAAACGGAAGAACCTGTGATGGTTGAAACTTGTGCCAGACCACCATTACCACCATTAGGGCCACCAGCAACACCTGCACCACCAGCGCCACCACCTCCACCTCCAACGATGTTGGGAGATAAAGAACCGCCTGCGCCATTAAAACCTTGGTAAGCAACAGCAGGCGCTCCATTACCACCTGCTGAAGGTTGATTCGGTGTATTGCCTGTGCCACCACTACCCGAACCGCCGCCACCACCACCAGAACCGCCATTGCGTCCTGCTTGTCCCGAAGTATTACCGCCACCGCCACCAGTTGACACGATGCCTGGAGAAGCAAAAGGCGAAGGACTTGTGCCGCCCACTATTGATGAGTTTCCACCATCTTGCGCCGCAGTAGCATTTAAGTTACCGGCGCCTCCAGCGCCGCCTGCTCCTATGGTAATCGTAAGAGTTGAGCCTGCCGTGACGCTAGCCCCTGCTCCAGTGCGAAAACCACCAGCACCACCGCCTCCTGTTCTATTCCCTACAACACCACCACCACCAGCAACCACTAAGTAATCAATTGACGTAACACCAGTAGGCACAGTCCACTGACCAGACCCTTTGAAGGTGAATACGGTTTGTGATGGTGCTTGGTATTTCAGGATGACAATGCCGGAGCCGCCTGCGCCGCCGTTAAAAGATGTTGATGGGCTTTGACCACCGCCGCCACCGCCGCCACCTGTGTTAGAAATTCCAGTCCCCCCTATAGCCGCATTACCGCCATCAGCGGCCCCACCTTTATTAGCAGTTGTTGATGTTCCTCCACCAAGTCCAGCAGTGCGGCCAGTAAAAACACCACCGCCACCACCGCCTGCGTAATAAACAGTTGAACCCGTAATAGTAGATGTTTGAGCTGTACCACCATTACCGGCAGCGGCTGGAGATATTGTTGCGGCAGCCCCTGATCCACTGCTACCGCCTCCACCGCCTCCACCGCCACCGCCTAGTCCGTTCCCGCCATTATTTCCTTGACCTGGAGCTGCTGGAGCGCCGTTACCACCTTGAGATGAAGCTGCTGGAGTATTTCCTGTTCCGCCTACCCCAGGAGTTCCAATCCCACCACCACCGCCAGAACCACCATTCAAACCGCTTGAGTTTAAGAAGACACCACCACCTCCGCCTCCATAAGAAACAAACGCATTTGGCCCATAAGGATTGGTTCCTGCTGGACTATTTGCAGGGTTGTCACTAATAGGCGAACCTTTTATATAAGAGTCACCACCATTTGATCCCCTTGCCGAGTTACCTCCAGCACCTGCTGCCCCGACAGTGATTGTGTAGGTCTGCGTTGGTGTAACAGTTAATCCAGTACCCGTTCTAAATCCACCACCACCGCCGCCTCCGCCCTGTTCAAAACCACCACCTCCACCACCAGCAACAATCAGGTAATCAACCTCAGTCACCCCAGCAGGGCAAGTCCAGTCTTGTGTCGCTGTGAAGGTTTGGATGATGGTGTATCTAGCACCCAGCGATCCAATAATCAAATTAAGAATGCCAGTCATGGCGCTTCCTTTAGGTCAAACCGTTGCCGGAAATCAGCCAAGTCGTGGAAGTCATCTTGACCGCCGTGGCAATACCATACTGAGCAAGACTCCGTGATCCCGTAGATCCCGTTCCTGCTTGGTAAAGCGTATCGCTCGTAATCGCAATCGTGACAACCTGCGAAGTCATGTTAATGAAGGTCAACACTGTCCCCGTCGCATAAGCCACCGAAGCATTAGCAGGGATCGTGAACGTCCTTGCGTTAGCGTCTGTAGACGGGTGGAAAATGATCTTTCCAGCATCAGCAGCAACCGCCGTATAAGCGGCAGACTGCTCATTGATCGGCGCGTTTAGGTAGCCAAGCGTGTCTGCTGACGTTGAATCAGGTAGCGTAAGGGTCGCTGATACCGACGTGTTGGCGCTTTGTAGCGTGGTTGTGCCAGCGCCAGAAGCATTACCCTGAACTTTAAGATTGCTCATTGATGTTTACTCCAAAATTAACCAGCGTTGACCTGTTCCAACCGTAACTGCAACGCCCGTGTTAATAGTTACAGGGCCAGCGCTTATGCCGTTGTAAGAGGAGGTTATTGAGTAATTGCTTGAAATGGTTTGCAAACTTTCCAAGATGGTTGCAGAACCACCACCTGCTGAAGCAATTGTTATAGTGCCGTTGCCTGGCGTAAGCGTTATGTTTGCGCCTTGAGTTAACCCGTAAGCTGACTGCCCCGCAGGGTAGGTTACAAAGACATCTTTAGTCCCGGCACTGAAGTTAACTTTGGTTGTGCCACCAGCACTGGAGGAATACACCGTGTCACGGGAAAGCGTGGTACCTGAAGACGTATAAGTCCCGATACCCACTTCCCATTCAGACGATGATTGTCCAGCAATACAGTAAAACGTCGTATTGCCGTTACCTACAGCAGAAAACGACTGATACCCCGACGCTGCACCAGCAAGCGTTACTGTCCCGGTGCCTGTTGTGGTTGTCGTCTCTTTTACACGATCTGCGACGACAAAGGCCATTATGCCGCCAAGCTAAAGGTATAGGTTACTTGCAAAGTGTCGCCGTTAACAACTGAACGATCACCGCCCGTAAAATCAGAAGCTGAAAATAGTGTTCCTGAAGTTCCTGATGCAGCACTTGCTAAAAATGCACCACCAACCGTAGCAGACGAGGTGATTGAATACGATGCTTTGCTGGCGGAGTTTGTTACAACCGAAGGATTGGCTGTGGTTGCAGCAGCAAACGTAGCAGCAGGGCGGCTACCCGAATAGGGGGTAATTTCAGTCCAACCTGCGTGGGACGCTAGCGTATCGGAGGCTGCTGGGGTGTTAGATGCACCTGCACCATACAAACCGATATACCAAGCGGTAATTCGTGCCGTAGCACCATCAAGTGCTGTGCCAGCCATGTACTGAAGACCGACATTGACCACGAGGTTCTTGGATTCAGCGGTCCATTTGAGTTTACCTTCATTATCGTAGCACTCAAACGTAAATTTACCCATCGCACGAGCGGCTTCTGATGAAGCTGGACGAGCAATCAATCCGCTGGAGGTAACATCATTAGCTTTAGCTTGTTCCATCATCTATTCCTTAAGCAAGAAATTTAAGTTTGTAAATTGTACTTAAGTACAACCCGACAATTTCATCAATAATGTTCTGCAACGCGGTTTCGCTCTTATCACACACTTCATACCTGATTTTTTCGATCTCATCAACTTGATCTTGCATAAAATCTAGGATGTTAGAGGTTTTACCAGCACTCATCAATGAAATTGGGCCAATTAGACCATGTTTGCCTTGATAGGCTTCGGCAAATTTATCGGCTAAATCGACAATCTCGTCGTAAAATGTGTTGAGCGCCATGTGCTTACTAAAACTTCGTGTGTTTAAATGCACAGAGTGAGCAACATCACGGGCCAAAAACAACATACCTACAAATTCAGCGCATTTCATGGCTAGCTTTCCTGTGGTACTACATTAGGCATTGGTCTGGCTTGTTGAGTTTCTTCTTGGCGGGCCATAATCTCAGCTTCTCGGCCCATACCCTCTGACTCGGGCATGATCGGACCTTGCATCTGTTGCGGAGGTACTAAATCACCCGAATCATGCGCCGCAGCAAGCGTGCCCATCACAATATCTTGAATTTGCTCCATCGACATACCGGGCATTGTGGCCGAAATACGCTTAGTTTCAGCATCAAACGCCTTAATTTTAGCTTCAAATTCACGTACTTGGACGTCTCTGGCCTCAATCGACTGATTAACGTTCATCAGCATATCGTGCATCTGCTGCATCTCAGCGCCCATTGCTTCAATTTGCTTCTGAGCCGCTTGTAGTGCTGGATCGTTGTCTTGATCAGCAAGCAGTTGTGGGTCAATCGTCTTGCGAAGCCGTGCTGCCATCTCTTGAGCACCAGGCCAATCCATGTTTTTAACAAACAAATCGCCTGCCACGGCCCACAAGTTGGGGTTACCCTGCAAGATCTGAGACATAGCGTCCATTGACTCCTGACGCTTAGTCATGTAGCTTGGGCCTGTGGTCACCACTACGTCGTAACGGCCTACTGATGGGTTGTAGATCTTATCGATCACCACGCCCGTCTGGTCCATGATCTTTTTGACCGGCTCTTGCTGAGTCGGATCGATCTTGACCATGTTGGTTTCGCCATCAATACCAACAATTCTAGCAATACGCTGCGTGTCGTAGATTTTTGGTATCAAATCCACCAGTTGACGGGTCACGTAGCGCACAGCACGCGCTAAATTATCCACATAGTGGTACGTACCGGTGTCAGATTCCTTCTGTCTTGCTAAAATAGCACGTCCAGAACGTTCGTTTGACACTTGACCCAGACTTGCATCGTACTGGCCTGTGGTAGCTTTGATGTCCTCAGAAGCCCCCATTTTGGCCTGTATGAGGCCTGTTTGAGGTAAAGGTGGTGCAGCACGTTGCGGCAGTGGCAGAATCGATCCTGCGCCGTCTGTAACGTCTGGATTGACCTCTAAATACGGCCAGTTTTGCGTGTTAGCCGTCTTCCACTGGTACTCATAACCTTCAAACTGACCGCCATAACCAATAAATGGCGCTTTGGGGGCAAGCGCAAGCATTTCAGCTTCTTGGCTTGTCCAGTAGTTATACATCCGTTGGGCATCCTTGGCGTTACGCACGATGCCTGAAATGAAGATACGACCGTCAACTTGGAACTCGTTACCCACTACGCGTACGACAGGTATCCAGTTGCCTGCCCACTCACGTTCTTCAAGCACCTCAAAGCCATTGGTTTTCATCCACATGACTTTTTTACGGTCTACCTGACGCTCACGTATGGGCACTAGACCCATCGAGCGCAACGTAGCGTCTTCGACAGACCCTTTAAACACCGATTTATTGCCGGGGAACAAATAAAGCGTTTCCCGCTTGTGCGCGATGTAGAAATACTCAGCAATACGGATCGTATCTTCTGTGATCCACTGACTGATGTCTTGGTCACCAATACCTTGCGCCATGATTGATGACAGCGGCGCAGCGTTAGGATACATGCGCTGGTAGTCTTCCTTGAGCATGTCCTCGGTAATGAAGCACCACTCAGCGTCCGCACCGCACGGATCTTGAATCAGCGGGTCCATATAGACACTGAAGCTATTGCGTACGCGAGCGATCTTGATGTCTTGATCAAAACTATCTTCGTAGCAATACTCGGTCAGGATACGAATGTAGCCCTCACCGTAAGTTACCTGGTTTTCACACGCCGTGTCATAAGCGACGTCAGCGTCTGACATGTACTCAATGTGCCGCACAATGCCATCGAGCACCTCAGCGACCTCTACGTCAGCCTGATCATTGACAGGTATGACCTTGCCGCTTGGCCGGTTCTGGCGCTGCTCGTTGGTTACCTGCCTTACGTGCTGCGGCAGCTTGTTGATCGTCAGGCACGGTCTGGCGTTGACCGTCTGCCCTTGTACTGAGCCGCGTGTTGCTAATACATCTTGCGGCCACTGCCACTGGTTATCAGGCGAGCCTGCCATGAATCGCAAGTCATCTAACTCATCTTCACGGCTTTCCGAGTACGCACCGATCGCCTGCCGCAGCCGATCACGCATCAGTTGCAACGTGTCGCGGTGGTCTTTCTGGTCCGGCCCACCGCGTGCAGATACTTTACCTGCGCCCTCGATACCTGTAGGATCTTGTTTAAGCGTTGCCATTATTTTTTCTTTGTTGTCGGTGCTTTTTTAGCAGCTTCGCGCTTTACCGCGTACGCTATCGCTACTGATTGTTTCACCGGTTTTCCTGCGGCAACTTCAGCCTTGATGTTCTTGCGGAAGGCTTCTTTGCTGGTTGATTTTACGAGTGGCATTATTTTCCTTTCATCGGCTTCTTGGCAGTCTTTGCCGAGTCACGAAAGTCCTTTGCTGTAGGGGCACCCTTAGTGCCAGGCTTACGCATCTTCTCACCACTGCCCGCAGCGATGCGTTCACGTTTAGCATGGATGTTAGCGTATAGTCCAGGTTTAGTAGCCATGATTAGCACTTCCATCGTTTAAGTGATGCTTTAGCGCGTTCGCCATCTTTCGCCTTAGCTGCTACCGCACCCATGCGGGCACAAAACGACGCCTTGCGCCCCTTGTCTGCCTCGGTCTTAGGGTTCGGTGCGGGCGCCTTAAGATTACTACCTGTCTCGCGGTTATACTTCTCACGGCCCTTAGCCGTCAGTCCAGCACCCTTAGACACCGGCAGCTTCTCACCACGTCCGACTAATAGTGACACACCTTTCTTTGCCATCAAGCACCCATCCAAGATGTTGCTACGCCGTTAGCGTTATACGCACGATTAGTAGTCTTTTCAGTATACTGCCTGTGCGCGACAGGAAATGCAAACGTCACTGCCAGTGCGTCAGCAGCGTCGGGTGATGCTAATCCTCGGGCTTTCATTTCCTTTTTGCCTTCCAAGAAAATTGTACCCGACGAATTGGGTTTTATGGTAGGCCCAACCAGATCAGACTTTAACGCTCTATCGTTCGGAATGGAAGCAGTTTTAAGCCACTCCTTCATCGTGCCCCACAACTCAGCGCGCTTATTACCGTACATCACAGGGTTCTTCGCCTTCCAACCGAAGTTTACACCCCTTACCACCTTGTACCGCTGCTCGTGTAGCCTATCTAATATACCGTACCCTAGCCCACCTTCGTCCAGCACCACGAGCGTTGGCTTGTACTGCTCAATGGCGTCGATCACCCGACCCACGATCGTCATCGTGTCCTCGCCATGATACCGATGGATTGCCACCAGGTCACGCCCCTGCCGCACCGCGATCACTGTCGAGTCCGCCCCACCTCGTGCCGGATCGACGCCTATCACGATCGGCGCGGTCTCGTCCTTGTACCGAGGTCTGGCGGCAGCGTCAGCCACATGGCTTGGCGAGATGAACTGGTCGTCACCACTTGATGGAAACTCACCGTACACCTCGACCCGCGCCTGGCTTGAGTCTTCACCGTACTCCTCAATGATCTGACGATACACCTGCTTGTCGGTGTCCTCAACCGTCCTTGCGTCCACTTGCCTTGTGTGCCAGAAGTCACGCTTGGCGTGGAAGCACTCAAAGAAGTACCCCGTGTTGCGTCGCGGGTTACTGAACGCGAACCAATACCT